CGGTTATCCTGAACCGTTTGCTCTCATATGCACTTGACTGCCTGGGTGCGTGCGACTTTGGCCTGGTACTTCGTGCTCGGTGGTGTCCTTGCGTATCTTGAATTGTGGGTATGCTATTGGGTGCTATTCGTTATCGTAGGTGTCTGGCCTCTGTTTCGCTACGCGCTGTACAGGTATCGTGTGTATCAGGTCGCTGCTGAAGTTAACGCTTTTGTTGCTGCTTTTGAGGCTGCCACGGTTGTTGAACCAGCCGTGTCAATTGTTGCTGAGTCTCTTTGTGATTGTGAACTGCGGGCATTTAAACGCCATCGCGGTGCATAACCACGGGGAAAAATACAGCAGCCAATAAGCGTGCGCGTGAGCGTAAGCAAGCGAAAATCCGAGCAGCTCGTGCTGCCGGTAAGCCTGATTTGCGGTTGGAGACTTGGTTTCCCCCAAATTGTGAGTGTATTCCTCCCAATTTCTACGCCTTGCTGCGTGGGAAGAAGTTTCAAACAGGTTTCTTCTGGGATCAGGAGATTGTTGGTTTGGAGGGTGCCTATTTTATTGGGTGTCCTTTTCTCTACGACAGTCCATTTGACCGCCGGGGAGATTGTGAGAAATATAATCCCTTCTACATAGCGAGGCAGTACGGAGATTTTGTTGGATCCAACGACGAGCATCATCCGCTGTCGTTGAAGCCTTGTCAGTTGAACTTGCGTTATATTCCCGCCTTTGAGGTGTGGATCCCTGACCCGTTCAAATTTAATCCATACGATTGTCAGCAAGGAGGTCATTGTGACGCCGACGACGAAGACGATACTGTAGGTGAGCATAAATGTTCAATCTATTCGTGTTTGTGTTTGGAGCGGCTGTCGCTATTGGATGTGCCTCTATCTGGCATTATGCGCGGAACTGGCCACCGATACTTGCCTGTCGTCTCAGATGGGCAAAATGGTTTGGTGGTCCAGCCGCTCAACTTCAAGCATGGCTCGGTGCCAACGGGACCTCATTGACTGAGGTTGCTGCCATCGTTTTGGCAGTCACGCTATTATTGCGTACCGTTTGGATAAGCTGTGCGAAGCAGAAGCGAGAAGTGGAGAAACTGTCCAAAAAGGCCTTCTTCCAAATCTTGGACTTAATTGCGCTTTGCGTTATCGTTCCCTACCTGTACACAGGTGGGTTCAAGGGTTTCGTTGATGCGTGGTCAAGTACTCGTAGGGTGGTCGGTCTGATTGGCGGCATCGCCGCTGCTTGGTCTGCTTTAACATATCTTTTTGGAACAGATGTGCCCGTGTGTGGCACAGCTGAAGCCAGAGAAGTTGCTGAAGCTGTGGATAACTTGACTCTGCGTGCTGAAAAAGGTTTTGCTTCCGCCACTGGTGGCAGTGAGCGTAAAACTGAGTCCGGCACTGCGGAGGATGAGAAACAAGCTGATGAACTTCCTGGTTCAGATGAACATTCTGTTCCACCCCATATTCGTCGATACATAGAAGAGTTTGCGCGTGAGCGTGCTGATGCACCGTATGATGCTGTAGGCCGTAGGGCCGAAGCGAATCATGGTGGAATGCACGCCCGCTTGCGATCAGTTAAGAATACTCTTCTGGGTCAACGTCCATGGGTATATGGTATTGTCCTATTCCTCATGCTTGCTGCATTCTATGGGATGTGGTTGTTCATGAGAAAGTCGGTTAAGCCTCCTGTGGATGAGGGTAATAGATCAAAGATGCGTAGAAAATTTCATGCAGCTTCCCTTAAAATTTACAAGAAGCATAACTGGATCCCATCAGCTGGGTCTATTGATGATTCAAATATTATGCTGGTGGATAATCAGGAAAGGGATCGTCAGGCAAAGGCAGTCTTGGATGACTGGATTGATGACAATCTCGCAACGGCGATGGATGATTTCGGTGGCGCAATACTTAGTTTTGAGGAATATATTCGCTCAAACTTTGTTAGGGGTCGCGTTGATAAAGACGCAGCTCTAGCCATAGGGAATCTGAATCTTGCTGCTAGTAAATATGGTGGACGCCATGGAACCCATGAGGCAAAGAAACCAAAGTCACACGCTAAGAAAGGCGTGCAAAAGGTAAGAAATGCTTTAGATTCTGTGTGCAACTTCTGTAAACAGGCTTACCACAAAGGTGTGGTGTGTGATGCCATGAAAGCAGCCAAAGCCTCAGGCGTTTGGCTTCCTTTCAAGGAGCGTCCAGCTGGTTGGAAGCCTGCGGGAGTGGAGGCTACTTTAACAGGTAACCGCTTCCCCATCGTTCTGAATAGTCTTGCTGTCGCTGAAACTTCAGATGGCTGGTGTAATGCCACCTTTGTGTGGGGTGGCATTGTTTTACCCGGCCATTTGTTTGAGAAGGACAGTACCCTAGCCGTCACAGTGAGTACGTGGATTGGTGAGAGTATTGCGTCAGTCACTATACCAAAGAGTGAGTTAAGAGTTATTGGATATGATACTCTCTGGGCAAAGCTACCCCATGCGTGGGAGGGGAAGATTCGAAACCTCAAAGTTCTTAAAGACGTTAAAGAGGGTACTAGAGTCTGCTCCTTTGCATTTCTTACTATGGCGGCGTTCCTAAAGCGTGACGCAACAGTCGACTCAGACGTGGTGCGAACGGCCGAGAACCATGTGACTCCTAAGAAAGGTCAGTGGGCCTCGCCGCCAAACTATGTCATTGTTGGCACGCGTGTCAATACTATACCTGGCATGTGTGGTTCTCCTTATATTGACGAACATGGTCGGTGTGTGGGGTTTCATAATCATACAAATGGAGTTAAGAACTTCTTTGTTGGGTGTGATAATTTCATGTGTATGTGCGCGCAGGGGACTTCATCGCCTTCTGGATTTGTGCAGCCTATGGCCTTATCAACTTCGGCCGCTGTGCTTCCCGAGGCGTCGGGAAACCGCTAACCCCTCCAGTGCAAGGATGGTCCCAATTCTATTCACAATGGGTGCCATTTTCATTCACTGAGAGGGGTCCTTCAGCTCTTTTCCTTAAATATTTTCCAGGTGGCAATGTGCAGTATCTCGGTGTGTGTCCTCGGTTCGTTGTTTTTCGGGACGAAGAACAGGAGAACACAAGCCTGCAAGCATTTTGTTCTGAGCGTAAGCTGAGTGTTCCGGATGAGTACCGTCTAGCTAAGCCGAATATGCCTGCTTCTATGCAGTCTATAGCGAAGTATGATCGTCCTCAACCGAAGCCCAATGCTGAAGCTTGGGACATGTGTTGTGAGTGGGTGCGTCGTCATTTCGCCCGGTTCTGTATGGGTTCGTCTGTCATTTCTTTAGATCAGGCTGTGTCCGAGTGTGAGCGCGGAACATCTCCCGGTTATCCGTGGAATCGTGTCTTTCACACTAAGGGCGCATTGCTTGACCAACACCCTGAAATTCTGGTTAAATTCTGGGAGGATCTTATATCCATCTCACGAAAACTGGAGCCTATCTGGACTTGTTCTCAGAAGGTGGAGCTGCGTGCAGCTATAAAGTTGTTGGAGAATCGCATTCGTACTTTCACTGCCTCGCCTATTGAGCATTCTATATCTTTGAGCCGATTGTGTTTAGACTTCAATCAGCGTTTCTATGACAGTGCACGCAAGCACTGGTCCTTCGTGGGGGCCAGCAAGTTTTGTCAGGGATTTCATCGTCTCTTCCAAGCCTTGAATCTGCATCCTAATGGGATGGATCTCGATTGTAAGGATTGGGATTCTTGCTGCTTTGTTATGGCGCTTATGGACCAGTGCTCTATGCGCTGGGAGTTCCTCCGTCACGAGGATCGAACCATCGACAACCAACGTGCTCTATATCGTCTGTACCTGGATATTGTTTATTCCATTATTATATTGGAAAATGGTGATGTTATTCGCAAAAACACAGGTAACCCTAGTGGTTCAGCGAACACCATTGTGGACAATACTATGATTTTGTTTCGTATGTTTGCCTACATATATATTCGTCTTGCTCGTGAGAACAACGTGGAGGTTGACTACGAGTCGTTCATGCGTGATGTTGCTGCAGCCTTAAATGGCGATGATAACACATCGAGTGTTGCTGATTCCATAAAGTTGTGGTTCAACATTCCCAACATCATTCGCGTGGCGAAGGAGTTAGGCTTCACTGTGAAGTCAGACACTCAAGAATTCCGTCCTGTGCGGGATCTCACTTTTCTTTCGCAGAAGTGGGTTTTCATTCGTGGTCTCATGCTTCCTTCCCCTGACACAACCAAGGTTCTATGCTCACTGAAGTGGGGCTCACCTGACGATGACGTGCGATGGCACCTGTTGCGTGCCTCCGCATTGCGCATTGATTCATGGTGTAATCTTGAGTGCAGGAAATTCATTCAATCATATATTGAGTATTTGTGGCATGAGTATGATGATGACCTAAATGGTGTCATAAATGACATCAAAATAGGCACCATCTTCTCCGTGTGGAAAACGGATGACTGGATATGGGGTCTTTACAGTGGCCAGGAGAGTTCTGAGTTAATCTCGAGCATCTTTGCTGCTGCAAAACACATTTCTGGCCTTTCGTCTTTAGATGAGTCTTTGTATTCTGTTCAGTCTGCATGCCGCCTTATCGGGTCTAGTTAAACGTCCGCCCGATAAAAGTCTTTCTATTCTTAAGCTGGCGGCTTCTGTAATTGAGTCTATAATACCTGGCCTTGACGCCGAAATTGGAGCTATTCTCGAGGAAAAGGCAGCGTGGGGTGTGGGAACTGGTTTGGCTTTGTCCCATCAGCATCCTCGTGGTGCTAACCTTGTCTCTCATAATTCTTCTGCTGTGTTTCGCTCTGAAGAACCTGATCTTCAGTTTTCGCGTTTGCCACGTGATTCTCGTCGTTCTCGTAAACTGTCTAAACCCTCTTCTGTTTTTCGTTCTTCTTTCCCTATGTCTATGAAAAATGGCACAGGTCGTAAAGGGCCAACTGCTGCCCAGCGTGCAGCCCAGAGTGCTCGTGACAAGATGCTTGCTGCTAAAAGCAGACAAGCAGCTCATGCGCGTACGCAAAAAGCTGTACCTCGGTCTCAAGTTATTGGTCCAATGCAAAGAAAGGGACGGTCTTCAGAGGGGCTTGCTTCTATAAACACTCAAGATGTATACACCCTAGATTTCGGGAAGCAGGCTGGCGGCAAGCTCCGCAAGCCTTATACTTGCTTCCTTGGCACTGTTGGTACAACCAACTTGCCGAGTGCTGGTTCTTTCTTTGATCCGGGTAGTGTGGCGTACTCTACTGAGGTGGATGTAAATATGTTTATAGGTTCAGGGGCCGAGTTGTTCTTCCGCCTCTTTGAAATGTTTCGTGTTGTTTCTGCTTCGCTGGACTTTATATCTAGTCAGGCATCAGGAACTCTTGGTGACATGTGGTTTGTCTCAGATGTTGATCCAGCCAACCGTTCTGTTGTTGGTACTGTCAATACTCCTGACCAACTTGCTTCTCATCAATTTTCTCGTCTTCATACTGTGTGGCCATCGTTGATGGGTATACCCTTGCAGCTTAATCACAATAAATGGCTGTATACTGACCCCAACATGGTGGCAGCGTCCGATATTGGATTAGCTGCCAACACAAACACCTTGAACACTTCCATTCGGGAGAATTCTGCAGGTGCGATATCTGTTGCGATGGGTAGCAACATCCTTAATACAATAACTAGTGTTGGTGAGCTGATTCTTCATGTTGTGTTGGAGTTCAAGAATTCCCAGCGCAATGATCTAGTTGACCTTGTGTATAATGCTCGTCTTCAACAGATCAATTCAACTCCGTTCACTGTCACCTCCGCTCAAGCCTTCAGTCCGTTCTCGCAGTTTTTGCAATCTGTAAATAGTAGTGGAAACTCCAATGCATTTGAGTATATGTATAATCCTGCTTTTGCGTCTGGGCTAGCTGGTGCCTCTGTAGGCATAGGTGGCACGTTGAACTTGCCTGTAGGTTGTTATGTTATCTTTTGGGACTTGTGGACTAGTGGCACTGTTACTGGCGCTAGCCAGGCCTTGAATCCCGTGACGAATGCAGGTCAGTATTCCTGGCGTCATGCGGATAATCAAGAGGGTACTGTCCCTACTGCCATCGAGTTTACAACTCCCCCCGCTGGTGTTGTCTCCATTAGTTCAAACACGTTTGTGTGTTATTCAGTTTATCTGCGTATATCACAAGCAGCAGGCCCAGCAGCTCTCTTCTCATGTTCTCCAACCTTGACTCTCACTGGTACTAGTCTTAGTATTACTGCCATGGTGGGGCATTGTGTTCGTGTGAATGGGTTTGAGAATGTTGGGTTGGCTGCGTTGTTTCCTCGTGGAAATGCCAACGGTGTTATTAGTATGTCTAATCTTGCGCGTTCTAGAGTGATGGCGCTGCGATCAGTGCTTGATCTCCCGGATGCTCGGCGCTCTGTTGTAAAGGCGCTGTTGGACGTTTTCCGTGTGGAATGCTGGTCTGATGACAGCATCCGGAAACTGTTGGAAGCCAACAAGTGGCCAACAACACTCCTCTATGAGGGAATGGATTATAGCGATCCTGACTCGGACCAAAAGTCTGAGTCAGCCGTTGTTATTCAAACCCCTAGACCACCACCAATAAAGGTGCCTTTGTCCCTTGAGCCAGTTATTACACTGCAAGGGCCAAAGGAGAGTGTCAATACCAGTTGGCTTCCAACTTTTCGGAACGTCGTAGCCAAGTAGATGTATGTCGCTTTTTGTCTCGGTGGGTTTTATGCTTCAGAGTTCAGTGCTGAGTATGATGAACTTTCAACCTCCTGAGTGGCTTGCTGCTTAGGTTGTCATCAATTCCCTTCAACTCCCACTCCGCCAAGTGGGGTTTATAATGATTGAACGTGGCACTGTTCTGTTTGTTGTCTCTTTTTACCATCTTGATGTTAGCGACTTGTTGTTGAGATCCATTGTGTTGATCTCCCCGCGTTCGGGGTAAACCGACGGGTGCGCTTATAATTTGCGAGGGAAATGGATCCTAGTCACTCCCCTGAGCTCATACTAGGTCTAGCGTGCCGATTTGCATCGGCTCAAAGTGTTGTGGCACAGATTTGTCTGTGTTTCCATATCTGATATTCAGAGTGGACACTGTTGTGGTGATGACTGCCGTCAGATCGTAC